CGCGTTCTCGCAAACCAGCGAAGTGGCGTCGGATGATCTGGACGCTGGCACCTACATGGCGGTGACGCGACTGCACGGCGACGTGACGCGGCATCTGGCCGAGCGCGGGCGTCAGCTCCCGCGCGTCGTCGCGTACCAGTATCAGATGGTGATGCCCGCGATGCGAATGGCGCAGCGCGCCTATGGCGACCCGTCGCGCTATCAGGAGCTGATCAGCGAGAACAGCGTGGTTCATCCGGCCTTTATGCCCCGCGAGGGCAAGATGCTGGCGGTGTAGCAATGACAGATGGCCCGACATTTGAGGATCGCTGGTCGGCGCTTCAGGATCAGAAGCCGCCGCAGCGCGTCATCATCAACGGTGGTCAGACCGCGCCGCCGCCCGACGACGATGGACCGCCCGTCCCGCAGCGATTGAACACCGGCAAGGAGATTGCGACGCTGGAGGTTCGCGGTGGCCTGTTCACCAACTGGACAACCGTGCGCGTCGAGCAGCGCGTCACCCAGCCGTTCCCGACATTCCAGTTTGAATGTACCGAAGAAAGCCCGATCCCGCTGGTGTGGGATGCATTGCAGTTCGTGCCCGGCGACATCGTGCGCGCCTATGTCGGCGGCGTGCCCGCCGTGTTCGGCTACATCACCGAGCGGCATGTTGGCTACGATGAGAAAAATCACGGCGTCAAACTGATCGGCTGTGGCGACACCGTGGACCTGACCAATTCGATGGTGCCGATCGAGAAGCTGGACGGTCACGATGGTCAGTCGTGGTCGGCGCTGGCGACCGATCTGATGGCGCATCTCGGCATCAAGCTGAAGCAGATGGGCGCGGTCGATAACACGCCGTTCGAGAAAATCCAGATACAGCCCGGCGAGACGATCATGATGGCGATCGAGCGCTACGCCAAGCCGCGCAACATCGTGATCGGTTCGAACGCGACCGGCGGCTTGCTGGCGATCGGCGAGAACTCGGCGACATCGAGCGGCGATCTGGTCGAGGGCGTCAACATCCTGCGCGCCAACGCGGTGATGCGCGATCAGATGGTCTACAAAAAAATCTACGTCATCGGGCAGAGCAACGGCAGCAACCAAGCCTATGGCGACAGCCAGAACAAGCAGATCGCCTTCGAGCAAGGGACATCGTCGCGCAACCGCTACATGGTGACGGTGATGGACGTGGCCGACACCATGCACGGCGTGCAGCGGCGCGCGATGATGGAGAAGGTGTTCACCGAAGGCAGCTTCATCGAAGCGTCGATCACCGTGCAGGGTTGGTTCAAGGATCAGAACCAGAGCGACGATGTCTGGAAAGCTGGCGAGTATTATTCGGTCACGTCACCGTCGCTGATCCTCAACGGCATGATCCTTGGCTGCGCCGGTTGCGTCTACGAACAGACCGATGCGGGCACGATCACGACGCTGCAGATGGTCGATCCAATCCACATGAACGGGCGGCTCTCCTATCTCTCGACGGCGCAGCGCGTCATGGCGGCGGAGAACGCGCGCATTGCTGCCGAGAAGGCGGCGGCGATGGCGAAGGCAAGAGGAGCGAACCAGTGAACCGCAACAGTCTGATGGAAATGTCCGGTCGCGCGATGCATCAGATCGTTCGGCTGACGCTCAACAAGGCGAACGACAATCCGATGATGCAGGAGATGGCGTTCGACGGCATGAACTCCGAAGGTCGCAAGATCGTGGAGCGCTTGCAGACGTTCGGCATGTCAACGATGCCGCTGCCGCGCGACGAACAGCAAGGCGGTCAAGGCGGCGGCGGTGGCGGCGGCACGGGCGGTGACGGCAGTCCGATGAAGGGACCGGCGGCGGAAGGCATCGCGGTGTTCCTCAGCGGTCAGCGCAATCATCCGGTGGTGATCGGCGTCGATGATCGCAGGCACCGCCCGATGGGCATGAAGCCCGGCGAGAGCTTCCAGTACGACCATCAGGGACAGGGCACGCTGATCCGCGAGGCCGCGACCTACATCCTGTCGCTGGATGATGACGGCAGCGGTCAGGCGCCCGGCGGCAAGATGCTGCGCGACGCCGAAGGTCGCGCGACCGGGCAGAGCCAGCAGAAGGAACGCTTCGTTTCGCTGCGCCATGTCGTCAAGAAAAAGCAGAACCGGGACAGCGGCAGCCCGCAAGCCAATCTCAAAACCTGGGCCGATGCTGGCGTCGATCTGAGCAAGCTGACGCCGGATGAGCTGGCCGAGAAGGCGAGCGCGCCAAATAACGAGGACTACAAACACGAGGGCGACACGGTCAACACCGAAGTGCGCGCCAACAAGAGCAAGGTCGAATTCAGAACCGGCGACACTGCCGTGGGTCATTACGACAAGGACGCCAAGGAGTGGCAGCTAACGTCGAGCGGTGATGAAAGCAAAAGCGTCAAGGTCACCGACAGCCACGCTCACATCAAGATCGGCGGCAACTCGATCTTTGTCGATAGCGGCGGCTGCTGGTCAACCCAGCCGATCCAGATCAAGGCCGATCCCAGCGCCGTCGCAACCGGCCCGACATGGATGGAGCGCGTCGAACGGCTCGAAGCCAAGATAGCGGAGCTGGAAGGAAGGCTCGCCCATGGCCAGTGATGTTCGCTTCCTGCAGCAGCTCGACTTCCCCGCCTACGCGGTGCAGCTCGACTGGCTGATGACCGATCAGAACCTGATCGCGGACGGCTACGATCTGCAATCAGCCGTGATCGTCGCGCTGGGCAGCGACATGCTGGCACCGCCCGCCGAAGAGCTGCCCGATCCCGACGCAACCGATCGACGCGGCTGGTGGGGCGACATGGACGCCGACGAACTGTGGGGCGGCTGGCCGGTCGGCTGCCTGCTGTGGCTGCTGTCGCGCGAGAAGATCACCGGCCCGCTGGCGCAGCAGGGTTCAACGATCGCGAAGGCGGAGGGCTGGACGCGAGACGCGATGAAGCCATTCACGCAACGGCTGATCGCCTCGCACATCGACGTGGACGCCGCGCAGATCGACACCCAGCGCATCGATGTTGGCGTGACGATCTATCGCGGCCCGTCGCAGGCGATCGAGCTTCGCTACAGCGAGCTGTGGGACGATTTGCGGGAGGGCAGATAGATGCCTTGGACAACGCCAACGCTCAAGGACACCCGCCGCCTGACGCGCGACTATGTGCTGTCGCAGCTTGGCGCCAAGGCGATGATCCCGAATTCGGTCTTGCGCATCATGTCCGACGCGATGGCCGGGCTGACGCACCTCGCCTTCCTCTATCTCGATTGGCTGGCCAAGCAGCTCATGCCGGACACGGCGGAGAAGGAATGGCTCGATCGTCACGGCAACATCTGGCTGGTCAACGCTGACGGCTCGAAGGGGCGCAAGGGCGCAACCTACGCCAGCGGCACGGTCGAGTTCACGAACACGAGCGGCAATCCCGGCGCGATCATCCCGGTCGGTACGACGATGACCGGCGGCAACGGCGTGCTCTATCAGACGGTGACTGAAGCTGTGATCGGCTCCGGCGGCTTCGGCACGTCGCAGGCTGTCGCGCTGACCTCCGGCAGCATCAGCAATCTGCCCGATGGCGACACGCTGTCGATCAACCCGGCGATCCCCGGCGTGGACATCGCAACGCTGCTTGGCGACATGTCTGGCGGCTTTGATGTCGAGACCGACGATCAGCTCCGCGAGCGCATCCTGTTCCGCATCCAGAACCCGCCGATGGGCGGCGACCTTGCCGACTATGTCGCGTGGGCGATGGCGGTGCCCGGCGTCACGCGCGCGTGGTCAGGGTGCGAGATTGGTCCCGGCACCATGACGGTGCGCTTCCTGATGGATGACACCTATCCCGACAATCATGGTCTGCCGCAGCCAGCAGACATCGAAGTGGTCTCCGACTACGTCAACAGCAAGCGCCCGGTCACCGTGGTCGATTGCTTCGTGTTCGCACCGATCCTGTTCTTCTACGACATCACCATCCGCAACCTGACCAACGACGATCCGACCGTGCGCGCTCGCATCGAGCAGTCGATCGCCGACATGGAGTTCGCGCGATCGAAGCCGGGCCAAACGATGTACCGCTCATGGATCGATGAAGCGATCAGCCAAGCGGTCGGCGAGGAGACGCACGAGCTGGATTTCGAGACCACCGTGATGCCAGCGCCAGCCTACATGCCTGTTCTGGGGACCGTGCTCTATGCCTAACGACGACCAGCACGTCACGCGAAGCGGCGAGGACTACGCAGACGCCATGCAGGCGCTGCTGCCTCTGGGACAAGCGTGGCCACGAGACTGGGACGGCGTGCTGATGCGTTGCGTGCGCGGGCTGACGCGCATCTGGGGCGACTTCGAAATCCGCGCCAGCAAGCTCTTGGAGATGGAGAGCGACCCGCGCCAGACCGTCGAGCTGCTGCCGGATTGGGAGCGCAACTGGGGTCTGCCTGATCCCTGCTATCAGTCGCCGCAATCGGTCGCCGATCGACAGCTCGCGCTGGTGATGCGCATGACGCTGTGGGGCGCGCAGTCGCGCGAGTTCTTCATCAGCACTGCCGCGATGATCGGCTACACGATCACGATCACGGAGTATCGCCCGTTCTTCATCGCCATGGATGGATGCGGCGATTGTCGCCAGTACGGCGCGCTACCGCCCGATCCGATGCGCAATCAATGGGGTCAGCCGATCCTCGCGCCGCCCGGCGATCACAACATCTCCGAAGGCGAACTGTCAGCGTGGCCGAACTACGGGCTTGGCCCGCTGGAGAACCGCTACTTCTGGACGGTGCACGTGCACGCAGCGAGCCTGACATGGTTTCGCGTCACGAGCGGTCAGTGCGGCGTCGATCCGCATCTGCGCATCGGTCTCGCCGACGATCTGGAGTGCCTGCTTAATCGCTGGAAGCCAGCGCACACCAAAATCATCTTCGACTACACCAACCTTCACCCCGGCGATCCGATGGAAGGCACACCATGAAGTATCATCAGCCCTACGGCGTCAGCGATCCGAATGGCGGCTACACCAACGGCAATCCCGCGACCGGCACGATGGGTTCGATCCCGCCTGCGGAGAGCATCGAATATCCGATGCGCGAAATCGTGGAGATGATCAAGGACGGTGGCCTGATCCCCGACGACAGCGATCTGAAGCAGCTCGCGAAGGCGATCCAGTCCTGCTTCATCAACTATATCGGCGACACCGGCACAGTGAACGCGCTCAACGTCACCATGGCGCCCGCGCCGCTCTATCGCGACGGTCTGGTGATCCGCGTCAAGGTCTCGGTCAACAACACCGGCCCGGCGACGATCAACGTCAACGCGCAGGGCGCGAAAAAAATCCAGCGCAAGGGCGACACCGATCTGCTGGCGAACGATCTTGCGGCAGGCTCGATCGCATCGCTGACCTACAATTCGACGCTCAACGGCGGCGTCGGCGCCTTCGAGCTGGCTGGCGCGCAGGGCGGCACCACCGGCCCCAGCGGCATCCTGACAACGAACATGGATTTGTATGTCGATGGCGCGATCGGCAACGACGCGAACGATGGCACCGCTGCCGACGCGGCGCACGCGCTGCGCACCCAACAGCGCGCCATGGACATCGCGTTCTCCTACATGCCATCGCAGTACGCGATCACCATCCACATCGCGGCTGGCGACTACAACGGCACCTGTCAGACGAAGAACTGGGGCGGCCCGCACATCAACATCAGAGGCTCCGGCGCGACGACCTGTCGGCTGCACGCGGGCAACGGCTACGGCTATCTCTGCCAAGGCCCCGGCAACTACATGGATGTCGATGGCGTCTACTGCGACAACTCGGTGTCGAACGCCGGTCCTGCGCTGTTCACCTGCGGCACCGGCTCCTACATGCACACGCACAACACCGCGTCGGGCAACGCGGGCAACGGCTGCTTCCAGTCGCAGGGCGCCGGGCTGCTGCAGGTCGGAGGCCCGCACACGTTCAACGGCAACATGTACAATCCGTTCTACGTGAACATCCAAGGCTATTGCTACATCGATCAGAACGCGGTGTTCACCATCGCAGCGCCGATTACCGTCGCGCAGTGGGCTAACGTGGGCGACCTTGGAATTCTGGTCTCGCCGTCGCCGCCCGCGTCGTGGGTGAATGCTGGCTACGTCAGCGGCAAAAAATTCAGCGTCGCTTACAACGGCATCATCGACGCCAACTCGCTTGGCGTGAACTACTACCCCGGCAACGTCGCCGGGACCACCTCGAATGGAGGGCAATACGTCCCATGAACGACATGATCGCAAGAATGATTGGTGATCTGACGCCGATCCCGCTCGACATGGCGGATCACTACTGGACGGTCGCTGACGACACGACGCAGGTCTATTCCAGCAAGCGCAACATCTATGTGCCGGTCGCTGATCCGACTTATGTCGCGTGGCTGGAGACCGGGAAATTTCCATCGCCGATCGCGGTCGAGGCCGACATCTGGCCATGTCAGGCCGCGATCAAGCCCGCATGGCTTTTCAACGGCACCACCTTCGCGCAGCCGACCGAGACGACATACACGCCGGATCAGCTTCGTGAATATGCCAAGGAGCAGCGCTGGCTCAACGAGACCGGCGGCATCACCGTCAACGGCGTCCCGGTCGAGACCGACGATCGCTCCAAGTCGCTGATCTCGGAGCAGCGACTGGTGGCGCTGAAGGATGAAGCGGCGTTCTCCACGACATGGCAGTCGGAGGACAACGAGCTGCATCCGATAACCGGCGCGGAAATGATCACGCTGTCGGATGAGGTCGCGGCGCACGTCAATGCCTGCTTCGTGCAGTACGCCGATGCGATTGGCGGGATCACGTCCGGCCAGATTACCAAGCTGACGCAGGTCGATGCGAAGCTGGCGGTGCCTGAGAAGTTCGGCTTCCTCGATCTGGCACGCAAGCGCCGCCACGGAGGATAGCATGTCGATCGTCAACATCACCGTCTACAACGATGCGGACTTCTATCGCACGTTCGTCTGGCAAACGGTTGCTGGTGCCGCCATCGATCTGACCGGCGGTGTGATGGAGATGATGTTGCGCCGTCACGCCAAGGATGAGGCGGCGGTTCTGCGGCTTGGCAGCGACACCGGAGAAATCGTCTTCGTCAGCGCAGCCAGCGGTCAGTTCACCGTGCGCATCTCGCAGGATGCGCTGGTGCATCTCGGGCTGGGCGACTTCGATCAGTCGAACATCTTCAATCGCAACGGCTACAAGGTGCGGGTCTGGACCGGGCTGCTCACCAACAACGCAGGACCGACGCGATGACGGAAGTTGATGTCACCAACGAAATCGACACGACTGCCTCGCCCGGCGACACTGCTGTGGTGGTGCTGCTGGAAGACCTTGTCGAGGTCATCGAGACATTCGAGCAAGGCCCGCCCGGTCCTCCCGGCCCGCAGGGCGAGAGGGGCGAGAAAGGCGACAGCGGCAGCGCTGTGCTGTACGGCCCGAATGATCCGACCAACGTCATCGGCAACGAGGGCGACTTCTACGTCAACACCACGACGCACATGATGTTCGGGCCAAAGGCGGCGACGTGGCCGCCCGGCTTCTCGCTGATCGGCCCGCAAGGTCCGCAGGGCATTCAGGGCATTCAGGGTGATGTGGGACCGCAGGGCATTCAGGGCATCCCCGGCAACACCGTGCTCTATGGCCCCGCCGATCCTGTCGCTGGCACCGGCATCGACGGCAACTTCTATATCAACACGAACACGCATTTCATGTTCGGCCCGAAAGCCGCTGGTGCGTGGCCCGTTGGCTTCTCGCTGATCGGGCCGCAGGGTGTGCAGGGCGTCAAGGGCGACAAGGGAGACAAGGGAGACCAAGGCATTCAAGGCCCGTCTGGCGCGATACCCGAAGCTCCCAATGATGGCATCCAGTACGGTCGCCAGTCACAAGCGTGGACCCCGACCGGCATCCCATCCGGCTCCGTGATGCTGTTCTATCAGGCGGCGGCACCTGTCGGCTGGACGCGCGTCACATCGCAGCACGACAAGGCCATTCGTGTCGTCGGGAATACGCCGGGCGGCGTCGCTGGCGGCACCAATCCATTTTCGACGGTGCAGGCGCAGACGGTCGTCGGCAATCACACGATGGCGCTCGGCGAGACCGCGACCGGCATCCAAGTTTCTGGTAACACCACTGCCTATCTCTATCCGGGCGGCTCGTCGAACTTTTACTACGCGGTCGTCGCTAATCCACAGAGCTGGTATCAGCTTGGGGTTTTGCAAAGCGCAACCGCAGCCGTGCCGCCCGGTTACAATGTCGCATACACCAATGGAAACGTTGCGCCGACCGGGATGAATACCGTTTCGGGTGGGGTTGGGTTTGCATCCACCAGCATCAACACTGGCGGCGGCGCGCACAACCATCCGATCACCATGCAAGTCCAGTACGTCGATGTCCTGATAGCGAGCAAAGACTGATGCCCAAAGCACCGCACGCCGACGAAGGTCTGATCTGTCCTCTGCACAAGCTGGACATGAGCGAGGTGTGCCACAAATGTCCGTGGTGGACTTTGGTACGCGGCAAGAACCCGCAGAGCGAAGAAATGATTGACGACTGGCGCTGCGCGGTGTCGCTGCTGCCGATGCTGCTGGTCGAGAACGCGCAGCAATCGCGCGGCGTCGGCGCGGCGATGGAGAGCTTCCGCAACGGCATGGTGGCTGGCGTGATCGAGGCGGTGGACGCCGCCGCACAGGGCGCAACCCGGAGACTGAGCGATGCGAGCAACAATCGTCGTTGACGACAACACCGTGATCATCGGCGGCACGCCGCATCGTGTCGATTGCTCGCCGCTCATTGCAGATGGCATCCACGCGGTGCAGTGGTACGAGACGGCTGGCGAGGAGGAGTTTCGCACCGATCCAGAGACGGGCCGCCCGCCGAACAACAAGATCACCGACTTCGCGCCGTACCAGCCCTATGTGGACCTCTGGAATGCGGCGGAAGCGAAAGCCAACGAGCCTGAAGTCGTCCCAGCGCTCGACACCAAGCCCGCCAAAACCGCCGCGCAAATTCTCGGAGTGTGAACCATGTCAGCAGTCGATCAGATCAGAACCGCTTCCGATGAGACCTTCGCCGGGCGCGTCATGATGCTCATGTTCAAGGTCGGTCAACAGGTCGCGAGCGAAGACCCAGCCGCACCGGATCACGCTGCGCGCGTGTCCTATGCGCAGCTCGTGATGCGCGGCGACGAGAAGCCGCAACTGGTCGCCGCGCACGTCATCTCATCGAACCCGACCATCGGCGCGGCCATCGACAGTGACCCTGCCGCGCTCGGCTCCAACGTGCCGGACAATGACATCGAGTTCGCGCTGTCATCGATCTGGACCGCGCGCAGTCTTGCGTTCGCGCCGCCGACCCCGCCGGTTGCACAGCGGGCATCGGCTGCATGATTGCGCTGGCTTTCGGTCTGGTGCTGCTGCATGTGCCTACCGGCGCGGCGGTTTACGTCAACCCGGAGACTGTGACGACGATGCGCGCGGCGACGGCTGAGAAGAACAAGCACATCACCGATCAGGCACAGTGCCTGCTCAACACCACGGACGGCAAATTCATCGCGGTGATCGAGACATGCGAAACCGTTCGCAGCTTGTTTCGACAGACTGAAGGGAGAGAGCCATGAGCTACGATCGCATCGTCATCTCGTCCGGTCACGGCAAGTATGTGCGCGGCGCCAGCGGCATCATCGATGAAGTGGACGAAGCAAGGCGCGTGGTCGAGCGCGTTGCCGACAAGCTGGAGCAGCGCGACATCGACGCGGTGGTGTTCCACGACAACACCAGTCAGACGCAGAACGAAAACCTCAACGCCATCGTCGCCTATCACAATTCGCAGTCGCGCGATCTGGACGTGTCGGTGCACTTCAACGCCTATGTCGAGACCACCAA